CGCGGCTGGCGCCGTATGACATCGAGAAGTCGGTCGGCTGAGGAGATGGTCATGATCAGGAAGCTGCTTCGGAGCCGGCTGGCGGTGCTGGATGCCCTGGCCGTGCTTGCGGGCGTCGCGCTGCCGGTGACGGCGACGGCGCTGCCGGCGCAGGCGATCAACTGCGACTACGGCGACAACTTCTATCAGTTCCACGCCGACCAGTCATGGGATTACACCGCAACGGTCACCGGCTCCGACGGCAACCAGTACCTGGAGGACGTCTCGACCGGCGGAACGCTGTTCTGCCAGACGGCGTCCGAGACCGGCGGTGACGGTCTCGGCTATTCCGAGTGGGTGCAGAAGAACACGAGCAACTGCCTGACCTATGACGCCTCGGCTGGCCAGCGACTCAGCCTGATCCCCTGCGCGTACAAGGCCTCGCAGTACTGGACGCTGCAGGACCCGCTGGGCGGCTCCGAGCACTGGGGCTACATCAAGAACATGTACGGCACGCAGATCGCCATGTGGGATGAGGGCTACGCGGGCGACTGGGTCTACGGGGCGTGCGAGTCCTTCACCTCGCCGCCGTGGCCGTCGGGCTGCGACAGCAGCGCCCCGTATTACTTCGACTGGACGCTGTACGGGCCTTATCGCTGAGCCTGTATGAGCGTCGCCGGAGGTGAGGGCGGCGGCTGCTTCGGTGCAGATGGTGCCGGGCGCAGGCAGAGGGCGACACCGGCACCGATGCCGATGAACAGCAGCGCCGTGAGCAGCAGCCCGGCGAGTCGCCTTCTCATGAACACAACACTACATCGCGGCATGGGAGCCAGCTGACATGACGACGACGACCACGGCCCGGAACGGTCACCAGACCGTGCTCGGCGTGCTCGACCGCGTCCCGGTCGACCAGATCAGCGAGCGGGCCAGCCGGATCAGGTTCGGCCGGTTCGTGCTGGCGCTGATCGCGCTGCCGCTGATGCTCGCCGGCTGGGCGGCGGCGATGACGCTGCCGATGATCTGGAAGGCCGGCAGGTGGTGCGCGGGCGCGGTGCTGACGGGCTGGGACTCGGTCGGCGCGCCGTCGCTGCGGGCGCAGAACGCTGAGCTGCGCGAGCAGGTGAACGAGCTGCGGCTCGCGGTCGAGCGGCTTGGCGGGCCGTGAGCCTGCCCGACGTCGCGGAGATCCGCCGCTGGCATCCCGAGCCAGGCGATCGGCTGATCGTGTTCGTGGACGTCGAGGTGAGCATGGATCAGGCCGCCCGGATCAAGGGCATCGTGCGCGGCAGCCTGCAGTTGCCGGATGACTTCCCGGTCCTGGTCGCCTGCCGTCCGGTGACCGGCGTCGAGGCGGCATCCCTCTGATGGGCTTCCTCGATGACATCAGCACCCGCGCGGCCGCGATCGGCCAGCGCGAGGAGCAGCGTGTCATCGGCGGCGTGCCGTGGCGGCCGTGGGATAACCCGTACTGGCGGTTCGACGTCGGCGGCCCGGTGCACCCGTCGCGCCGGATCGGCGGGATCGCCGGCTACGAGGCGGCGCTGCGGCTGGCTGCGGTCTACAGCTCGGTCAAGTTCCTGGCCGACGGTGTCGCGCAGCTGCCGATCGAGCAGTTCCGCAATGTCGGCGAGGACAAGATCTCGATGCCGCTCGGCCGGCTGCTGGAGTCGCCGTCGGCGGTGCTGAACCCGTTCGACTGGAAGTTCCAGTACGCCGCCTCGGTCAACCTGCACGGCACGGCGTGGGGCTACATCACGCAGCGGGACAGCTACGGCTACCCGATCTCGGTGGAGTGGCTGCCGCCCGAGGACATGGTCGTCACCGACCCGCGGCCCTACAACCCGGCCAAGGTGAAGATCTACTTCGCCGGGAAGCCGCTGACGATGGACGAGCTGTTCATCGTGCGGGCGTTCACGGTGCCGGGGCGGACGGCGGGCCTGTCGCCGATGGCCCTGTTCCAGTCGCTGATCGAGTCGGGCCTCGACGCGCTGGAGTTCGGCGGCGGGTGGTTCCGGTCGGGCGGCGTGCCGCCGGGCACCTTCCAGAACACGCAGTACGAGGTGTCCGACGAGCAGACCGTCAAGGTGCGGCGCAAGCTCATGGACGCCCAGCGCAAGCACGAGCCGCTGGTGTACGGCCGCGACTGGGAGTACAAGCCGATCACGATCCCGCCCGAGGCGGCGCAGTTCATTCAGAGCCAGCAGCTGACGGCGACGCAGATCGCGGCGGTGTACGGCGTGCGGCCGGACCGGGTCGGCGGGACCAAGGCCGGGTCGATGACCTACAGCAACGTCGAGATGGACATGCTGTCGGAGGTTGTCGACTCCCTCGACCCGTGGCTCGTCCGCCTTGAGACGGCGCTGCTGGCCGCGCTGCCGAGCCAGCAGTTCGCCCGGTTCAACCGTGACGCGCGGCTGCGGATGACCACTGAGAACCGGTGGAACCTGTACGAGAAGGCCCGGAACATCGGCGCGATGAATGTGCAGGAGATCCGCAAGGCCGAGCACATGAAGCCGCTGCCGGAGCCGAAGCAGGCGGGCGACTATGACGGCGCGGACTACACGCCGCTGCTGATGATGATCGCTGCGGCTCGCGGTGCGAAGGCGCTGCTCGGCGAGGACGAGAACAACGCGGCCGCGGCTGCTGCTGCGACGCCGGGCAAGCCGGCCGCGCCGGTGCAGCCGGCGCTGCCGGGCATGCCGCCGCTCGCGCCGATCAGGCTCCCCGCGGTGAACGGGGCGCGGTCGGCGAACGGGAACGGGCACCGGGATGCAGACGACGACGCTGAGGAGTAGGCCGCTCGCGCCGGCGTTCCGCAGGTTCGACCCCGGTGAGCCGCGCGACCCGCACGGCAAGTGGGCTAAGGGCGGCGGCGGCGCGCCGCAGGCCGCATCGCTCGCGCGCCCGGTCGATGAGCTCGCGGAGATGGGCGGCTCGGGCGATCACGGGGCAGACGTGATTCCCGCCGGCGCGAAGGGCGGCAGTCACGAGGCCGCGCTCGCCCGCCAGGCGGAAGCCGTGGACAAGCGGTTCGGCCCTGAGAAGATCCGGCCGCCCGACCTGACGCCCGCACCGGACCTGCCGTCCTACGACGAGGTCTCATCGTTCTACGGCGCGGAACCTCTCGACCGCAGTCTCAGGGACTTCGAGAAGCAGGCGGTCAATGATTACGTCGCGCCGGACACCAACGCCAGGATCAACGGCGGCCTGCGGCGCGGCCACCTGGCCGAGCGGTACAAGGCCGAGGTAGACACCCTTGACGGCGTCATCGCCGCCCACACCCTGAACGCCCCGGTCGAGATGTACCGCGGGATCTCGCTGAGCCCGGCGCTCGCTAAGCAGCTCCAGCCGGGCAAGGTCTTCACCGACAAGGGCTACACGTCCGCGTCGGTCAGCCGCAAGTGGGCGCACATGTTCGCCGAGATGCGCTCCGGCCACCACACCGAGGGTCAGGGCCTGCAGGAAGCGGACACTGTCGCCGGCGCCCCGGCCATCATGCGGATCACGGTGCCGAAGGGCGCTCACATGGCACCGGGCGAGTCTGACATCGGCGAGTACATCCTGCCGCGGGGCAGCCGCTACCGGGTCGACAAGGTCACCGGCGGCGTCATCGACCTGACCGCTCTCGGCGCGGCCGCGCAGGCAGCCGCACGAGCTGCGGCGCACGGATCCGCGGCGCGGCGCGCTGCGCGGCCGCAGCCGGCGGCAGCGGCCGCCCGCATGGCGTGGGCACCGGACGAGATCGAGTTCGAGGGCGAGGCGCAGGCGAGGAGCTATGACATGCACCTGAGTCCGCTGCCGCCGCAGCCGCCGATCGCGCTCCGTAAGTTCCACCCTGACGAGCCGCGCGATCCGCACGGCAAGTGGATCGGCGGCGGCCTGGCCGAGCTCAAGAAGGCCCGCGCGGCTGACAAGGCCCACGCCGTGCAGTACACCGGGCCGAGCTTCGCCCGCGAGCCGAAGCTGACGCCACCGAAGGCGCTCGACAAGGCGTGGACCGACCGCTACGACGCGAGCTTCACCAAGCAGGACGACGACGCGGCGCAGGCCGCGGCCCGGCGGGCGCTGCTGGCGTACTCGCAGAAGCGGATCATGGAAGCGATCACGACGCCGCCGGATCAGATGACCGACGAGCAGGTCGCGTTCGCGAGCCGGCTGATCGGCCGCCTGACCGGGGAGCAGATCAGCGAGCATGTCGACAAGCTGCGGGACGGCGGCGTCCCGGACCCGATCGTCAGTCACGTCAAGGGCGTCGTGCAGGACCTGCACAAGGAAGCCCGCACCGAGCAGAACTCCGACGCCAAGCAGAAGATCATCACCCACATCGCGGCGATCCTGGCGGCGGTGGGCCTGACGCTGGCCGGGCTGGCGTTCCCCGTGTCGGCCGCGATCGCGGCGATCGTCCTGGCGCTTCCCGCGCTCTCGCAGGAGTTCATCGACTTCCGGCACGACTACGTGAGCAGGCACAAGGCCGCGAAGGAAGCCGCGAAGGCGACCGGCCGGTCGCTGCGCACGGCGGAGACGCCGATCGTCTCGACGGTTCACAACCCGTTCGGCTCCCCCGCCGGGCCGGGCCTGTTCCGCGTCAAGGGCCTGCAGCTGCCGGCCTACATCCAGAACGTCGCCCATGCGTTCGCACGGTCCGGGCTGCCGGAGTCCGAGGCGATCCGCCGGGCGGTCGGTGTCGTTCAGGACTGGGCCGCTGGCCGGACCCCGAACGGCAAGGGCCACGTGCACCCGGACGTGCAGGCTGCCGCGGCCAGGGCTATCGCCGAGTGGGAAGCCGCCAAGGCTGCGGCTCACGGCAGCAAGTAGAGAGGAACCGCAGTGGCGGACATGAGCACTGCCGACATCAACAACCTGCCGGACTCGGCGTTCGCGCACATCGAGGCGGGCGGAACCAAGGACAGCTCGGGCAAGACGGTGCCGCGGAACCTGCGGCACTACCCGGTCCACGACGTGCCGCACATCCGCAACGCGCTCGCCCGCGCGAGCGCGGCGATGAACGGCGACGACGCCCAGGCCAAGAAGATCGCATCGGCGGCCATGCCGAAGATCCAGGCCGCGGCGAAGTCGCACGGCGTCGGCCAGGACAGCAACGACGACGGAAGGGCGCTGCTGGCGATGGAGGAGACCCGCGAGGTGCGGATCACCTCGCAGTACGAAAGCGACTTCGACTGCAAGGTCGAGATGCGCTATGCCGGCGACGGCGGCGAGTGGATCGGCGGTTACGCGGCGGTCTTCCGCCCGCGGCAGTCCCGCAACCTCGGCGGGTTCGTCGAGCAGGTCGACCCCGCCGCGTTCACCGAGGCGCGGGCGTCCGGCTGGCGGAACGTGGTGTGCCGGTACAACCACAACAACGACCTGGTGCTCGGCACCACGGCGGCCGGGACGCTGCAGCTCAACATGGACGGCGTCGGCCTCGACTACTCGGTGCTGCCGCCGGAGGCCCGCAGCGATGTCCGCGAGCTCGTGCAGCGCGGCGACATCCGGTTCTCCTCGTTCGCGTTCCGGTGCGCGCCGGGCGGCGACGAATGGGGGATCACCGACCAGAACTTCCCGCGGCGGATCCTGCACGACGTGACGCTGCTCGACGTCGCGCCGGTGCTGACGCCCGCCTACCCGGACGCCACGGCCGCAGTCCGCGCGACGAGCCCGGCGCTGCGGTCGCTCGCCGATTACATGCAGGTCGGCGTCGACGAGGTGCGCGCCCTGGCCGACGACGACGAGCTGCGGAAGTTGTTCATCCGCAGCGACCGGCCCAGTTACCGGACGCAGACCCCGAGGATGTTCGGCCCCGCGGCCGCGATGGCGCTGCGCGCCCGCCGCGAGGACCCGTACGCAGACCAGACCTGAGCCGTACAGCGTAACGCTGCACGACTCACGGCCGGAGGTGGCGGAGCCCGCCACTGCTGTCCGGCCAAGCCGCCATGCGGAGCCCGCTGGCAGTCCCACCCCAGCTGGCTCTCGACAGGAGGCTTCAAATGGCCAGCGATGTTGTCAAGAGGCTGCGCGACCGCAGGCTCAACGTGTGGAACGACGCGCAGGCGATCGTCGAGAAGGCCGCCGCCGAGAACCGTCAGTTCACTGCCGAGGAGGAGGGCAACTGGCAGGTTCTCAACGGCGAGCTCGACAATCTCGACGCCAAGATCAAGTCGGGGCTTGACGCCGAGAGGCGGCTAGCCGACACCGATGCCGCGTTCGACGCGATCGGCCGCCGGACCGGCATGAACGGCGCGGTTCCTGTAGGTGCGTCGCATGCCGACTCGTCCGGCCGTGACATCAACGCCGAGGTCCGCGCGATGATCCAGGGGCAGCCCGGATCGCCGCGGCACATGGACTTCGGTCACAACGGCCCGTTCGGCACCGACGAGGTCCGGACCCTGGTGTCCAACTCGGGCTCGCCGACGTCGATCGTGCCGATCGACTTCTACGACCGCCTGATCGCCTACCTCATCGAGGTCAGCGGGATCATGCAGGCCGGGCCGACGGTGCTCAACACCTCCGGCGGTGAGTCGCTGCTCATCCCGAAGGCGACCGTGCACTCCTCGGCGGCCTCAGCTGCTCAGGGTGTCGCGCTGCCGACGTCGGACCCGACGTTCGCTCAGGTGACGCTGTCGGCCTACAAGTACGGCGTGATCATCCAGGTCGCGCGTGAGCTGATCGACGACACCGCGGTCGACCTGCTCGGCTACCTGGCGATGCAGGCAGGCCGTGCGGTCGGCAACAAGTTCGGCACGGACCTGATCCTCGGCGCTGGCTCCGGCCAGCCGTCCGGGCTGATCTTCTCGACGTCGGCCTCGCCGGC